AAAGGTCTCGGCGGTGAGCAGGCAGGCGTCGTGGGGGACAGGCTGGCAGATCGGCCAGGGCTTTCCATCGGTCAGGGTGTGCAGGGTCAGGATCCAGCGATTCACCGCCGGGGGCGCATCCGGCTGGCCGCGCACGGCGAGATAGACTTCACGGGCCACGGCCTGGGCGACGTGTTGGGCCAGGGTAGCGGCATCGGCGCAGCGGCTGTGGATGCGGTCAAGCGTGCTCTGGGCCTGGGCAAGTTCTTCGCGCAGGGCGGCGAGTTCGCGTTGCTGGTCTTCGCTGCGGGCCATGTGGGCGGACAGGGCCTTGAGCTGGTGTTGCAGGGCATCCAGTCGCGGGGCCGCAGGCGGTGGGGGCAGCGGCGGCGGGGCCAGGCTGTCCAGAAACACGCGGATGACTTTCAGATTGAACGCGGGGCTGATCCAGGCGGCATAGGCAATCGCCAGTTCGCGGCAGGCGTAGGTGCCGCCGGTACCACCGCGTCGAGTTTCAAATGCCGGAATTCCGGCATTTGAAAGTTCGGCAATCAGGGCTTTGGTTTGCTCATTTGCCAAGAAGTAATTAGGACGATGCTTGGCGTCACTTCCACTGGCCTTGTGCAGGTCATTGAGGCTGTACAGGCCGTTGTGCTGGTGGATTTCGATCTTGCCAATGGCAACATAGGTCGGGAATTGCATGAGAACGCTCCTTACTGAGGCTTGAATAAGCCTTGCAGGAGCGTTGCTATGCGCAACCCGCAAGGCGGCGGGGAGGTTAGCAACTCGTAGTAAGCCGAGCGGACTTCTTCCCCTTGCGGGTGTTGTATCCGTCGCCCTCCCCGCCATGAAAGCGGGCATAAAAAAGCCGCGTGCTGACGGGTGCGGATACCGCTTACTACCGGAGTTGCTAAGCTCCATCCCTTTCGGGACGCGGGCAGTGTAGCACGGGTTGTTGTTGTTGAAAACTATTGCACTTGGTGCTATAGTTAGTGCATGAGCACACCCCTTCGCATCTTCAAGACGGCCTGGTTTGCCAAGGCGTCCCGCAAAGCGGGGATTGGCGATGCCGCGTTGCGTGAGGCGGTTCGTCAAGCGGCACGCGGGCAAGCGGTCGATCTGGGCGGTGGGGTGTTCAAAAAACGCCTGAACCACAACCGGCATCGCGCGATTGTGCTGGCGAAGGTGGCAGACCGTTGGGTGTTGGAGTATGTGTTTGCCAAGCAGGACAAGGCCAATATTGCCCGCGATGAGTTGCAGGCGTTCCGCAAACTGGCGGGTCTGTACGCGGATCTGTCCGACAGACAGATCCAGCAGTTGATTGACAATGGTGATTGGACGGAGATTGAGGATGAAGACGCAATTCAAGAGTGACGCATTTGCAGCCGTACACCAGTCGGCACGGGCGTTGTTTCGCGTGGGGGCGATGGACAAGGCCACACTGCACGGGTTTGATGCCACATGTTTTGCTGCGCCGCCGGTGCTGGAACCCGAACAAATCCGCGCCTTGCGTGAGCGCTGCCATGCCAGCCAGGGGGTCTTTGCGCGGATGCTCAATACCAGCGCATCCACCGTGCAAAAGTGGGAAAGCGGCAGCAAGCGCCCCGGCGGGGTCGCGCTCAAACTGCTGGATGTGGTGGCGCGGCACGGCACCCATGTGCTGACGGGGTGAGCGGCGTTTCCAGGCACCGCGCGCAGGGTGGGGGCATGGTGCCGGTTCATCCCCGCCCCCCGCTGTCGCGCAGCCGCCGGGCGCTGCGCTCGAATTCGGTCTTGAGGTTGGCCGCCAGGGCGGCGCATTCACGCTGGAGCAGGGTGCGGCGGGTGGCCTGGTCGCGGCTGGCGGCCAGGCGCGGGGCGGTCTGGTCGATCAGCCGTTCCAGCCCCGATTGCAGGGCCGCGCCCAGGGCGTAGGCTTCATCGCGGACGGCCTCGCGGAGGTGGCGCAGGCCGGAGTTGAGGGCCATGTTGAGGGCGATGGTGGCGTTCTCAAGGCGCAGCCGGGCGATGTGGTAGTCGCGCTGGTGGGCGCTTTCTTCGCCGGTTTCGGGGACGTCTTGGATGTGGACGGTCCCGGTGGCGTCTTGGATGCCCTTTAAAAGCGCTGTATCGCTCTGTAAGGCGGTTTCGCAGTCGTTGCCTGGGGGTAGGTGCGGGTCTGTTGTGGATGCGCTCAAATCGCCGTTCACGCGGTTTTGGCACGGTGCGGGGATGGGCTGGCCGCGGCGGGTGGCGTGGTGGGCGGCCATGTCCGGGCGGCTGCCCTGGGTGGCGTGCCAGCGCTCCAGGCTGGCGGCCACGTCCACCAGGCGGCCCCGCAGCACCAGCCGCCCGGCCTGGGCGGCACGGGTGATGGTGGATTTGTTGACACCCAGGCGGCGGGCAAAGGCGGCTTTGGATTCCAGCAGGGAGGCGGTCATGGGGCGCTCCCTTCTTGCGGCAGGGTTCTATTACCCCTGTTACCCCTCCATATTACCCCTAAAGTGTTATAAGTCTTTGTTTCTACCCATGTTACCCCTGTTACCCCTAAAAACTCCGTGTGTGAGGGAAAAAACGTGTGTGAGAAAAAAGGGATGCGGGGATGGAAGGCCAGCGCCCGACTGCGCTGGCTGCGCGCACGCGCGCACGGGGTTTTTAGGGGTAACAGGGGTAACATGAGTGTTATCAATGACTTGCGCGCGAAACCAAGTAACATGCGGAGTAACATCAGGCGTAATAAAGCGCTCATTTGGAAAGCTCCAGTGCGTTGGCGAACGCAAAACACCCTTGTGTGAGCCAGTAGCTGCGGCTTTTGTGGCCCTCGTCTTCGGGAATGGTCTTGGCCCCGGCCTGTTCGGCGGCGGTCAGGGCGGCAGGGCCGGGGATGACCATCTTGCGGCTTTTATAGGTGCTGCTGTTCAGATCCACCAGGGTGGTGACCACCTTGCCTGCCTGCCAGCCGGGCAAGCGCTTGACGTAACCGATGAACTGGGTTTCATCGCGCGGACGCTGCACGCCGACAATCCCGGCCCAGCGCTTGTATGCGGTATAGAGCTGCCGCCCGGTGCAGGGGCAAAACGGCAGGGCACCAAATGAATCGCTCAATTCCAGTTGCCCCTCTTGCCACTGTTTGATGAACGCCGCCTCGCTGGGCAGGGACAGATCAATCAGCGCCTGCTTGGATTTGGTCATGGGCGGGCGCTCGTTGGGGCGGAAATCGCGGGTGTCCACTTCGTGCAACAGATAGTGATAGAACCGTTCCAGCCCGCCATTGTTCAGTTCATCATGCACGTCCCGGTAGACGCGGTCTTCCTGCATCGGCGGGGTGTACACCACCAGATGGCGGCGGTCATCGTTTTCCAGCGGCAGGGGCTGGTTCTCGTTGGAGAGGTAGGCGATGTTGATGTGGTTGCGCTGGCGGTAGGCAGGCAGGTTCTTGGGGTTGACCCGGATCCATTTGCCGGTGACCAGCTCCTTGAGCTCATTCTTGATATGCCACATGTCCTGCCGGGCGATGACTTCTTCGGCCAGCATGTACAGTTTGGAGTCCGCCCAGTCGCTGTTGAACTTGTCTTCCAGACCGCGTTGATTAAGGATGGTGGCGTAGTCGCCATAAATCTTGCCCAGGGCCTGGAACACGGTCGATTTGCCCGTGCCCTGCGGGCCGTGCATGATGACCGCGCTCATAAGTTTCGCCCCGGGATGTTGCAGAGGATAGGCCATCCATTGCAGTAGCCAGTGGTAGACCTCATCGGCGTTTTCTTCCAGGCTGCACAGGGTGCGCAGGAGGTCCAGCAGCCGGGTGCAGGAGCCTTCGGGACGGGGGGTGAGCGGCCAGCCTCTCCAGGTATTGAGCTTGACCAGCGGGTCGCGCTCGGTGGGGTCAAAGCCAACCTGGTCGATAAAGTACGCGCCGCGCTTGCGCCATTCCGGGTGCGCCTTGATGTCATCGCCGCGCACACCGGCGGGCAGCAGGGCGATCATCTGCGATTTGCGCGCCATCTTGCGCGTCCACAGGTCAAATACGTAATCGCCGGTGCCGTCATCAATCGGGATGAAGCGGTCAATGAGGTCATCCAGTGGCATGATGGCTTCGGCCCGGCGTGCGCCATCCCCTTCCCCCTCGGGGGTTCCGGCCCCGCCCTGGCCGGTGGGGCGCACGCTCAACCGCTGGCGCGAGAGGTGCACGTCAATCCCCGCCAGGGAGAAGGCGGCTTCAATCTGCGCCCGCACCAGGTGCAGGCCGCCATCGGGGACGTTGGCCAGGTCATTGAAGTCGGTCAGCTTCTTGCCGCCCCGGTCACTGGGGAAGTCCGGGATGCACCAGTGACCGCCGACCGCCAGGGCGGCGTTCTGGGCCGCAGTGACGCCGGGATTGCCCTGGGTCAGGTAGTCATCATCGGCACACACCATGATCTTGGCGTGGCGGTAGGCTTTGTGCAGGGCCTGGGCGACGGGCAACAGGTTGTTGGCATCAAAGGCGACCACGGTGCAGATGCCGGTGGCGGCGTACACGCTGGCGGCGGTGGCGTAGCCTTCGCACAACAAGATCACCGCGCCGGGGCTGCCGATCATGTGGTAGTGGCCGGTCTTGGCCATGCCCGCAGGCCAGTATTGTTTGCCCAGCCGCTGGCGCTGGCCATTGTCCGGGTTGCGGATGATCTGCAAGCCCCAGAGCTTGCCCTTGGCATCGCACATCGGGATCAGCAGGTTGCCGTTATTGGACGGTGAAAACCGGATGCCGTAGGCGTTGATGCCCTTGCGTTGCAGGTACAGGGACGGGGTCTGGCTGGACGGCAGGCAGCGTTTCCAGCCTGCGGCGGCTTTCAGGGCCGCGCGCTCGTGTTCCCTGGCACGCCGGGCCTGGGCCAGGCGCAGGTTTTCGGCATGGCGCAGGCGGATGGCTTTCTGGGTGTCATCGCTCAGTTTGCCCGCCAGACCATTGAGTTTGATCAGTTGCTTGCCATCATCATTGCCGCGCCAGATGCCATAGCTGCCGGTGATGAAGGTGCCGCGTTCATTGGAAAATTCATGCAGGCGGTACCAGCCGCGTTTTTCGCGGCCACCATCCACCACCTTGCAGCGCACAAACCTGTCCGGGCTGAATTCCAGGTGATTGATGTCCAGCCCGTAGTCTTTAAGCTGGCGCAGGGCATCCGCGTAATTGACCCAGGCCGTCATGCGCGTGCACCTGTCATCCGGGTGGACACGCGGGCAAGCAGGGCATGTGCCAGTTCGCCCAGTTGGGTGGTGGTGAGGTTCGCGCCGATCTCGCCGGTTTTCAGCCCCTTGGCAAAGGTCTCGGCGGTGAGCAGGCAGGCGTCGTGG